CCCCCCGAAGGGGATAGTATCAATCTCAGGTTCCTGGCGGCAGCCCTCCTGCAGACTTGGATCTACAGGATGCCCCAAGGTCTGTGCGTCCTCATCACAGTGGCCTGTTGTACCCAGCAATTGCCGAGGGGTGTGGCCTTCCCAAGCCAACAACAGCGTCCCCCCCACTGTGACCCAGATTCTGCACACTTGAGCTACCCGGGGTAGCACTGGCAACAAGGCTAGTATCGATATCAGTGATGAACGGGGTAATGCCTTCAACATCTACCTTGTCGTGTACGTGGAAGTTACCAACAGTCAAGGCAACAGCAGTATTCACGCCAACAACCGCTGCAAACATAGTAGTCTGACAGCACCTGTCCAAGGTATCGATAGCAGGTGCAATGTTGGGAAAGACTTGATTGGTATCAAAACGCTTACGACGTAGTTTAGTAGGGAAAGGAATGTCCGTCTCCTGCCAAACCGGAAAGGAAATACAGCTACCGAGTGCGCGCACTGCAGACTCGTAGTTGTTCCACTTACCCGTATTTGTAGGATCAGCTGCTGTTAGCACAGCAAGGTTGATCATATACGCAGTGACTTCTGGGTTGTCTGTGAACCCAACATAAACTCTGCCACTGGTACTAAACGAAACTGAGGGCTCCCAACGAAGAGTTGTGCCAGGCAGGAACTTACAGCTAGCGTAACGTGCTACTATGGTAGGCCCAATGGCACCAGGCGCAAATGCCTCCTGAAAACCTCCAATGTACTGCCGAAAGTTAAGTCCTCGCCCGCTGGTATTGACGATTAATGGCTGCAACTGTCCATTGTATCCAATAATAGTGGAATCACCCGTACCCTTGATAGTCGGTGTATAGCCTTTGTTGCGCCGAGTGCCGCCGCTCACGGGCATTTGAGCTTGCTTAGCGCGCTTACGAGCCATTGTGAAGTGTAAGTGGGTTCAATTGATCGATTGTTTTGATGTGGGAAGACATCATGGGGTCGATGGGGGCAAGAGTGTAGTCAGCAGAGTACTCACGCTCTAGTGCCTCCTGCAGGTCAGGAAGAATGCCGAAAGCTCGATAGAAGCTATAACGGCACGCATCACTGATCGGACAGGCCTGCACACCAGCAGCGGCGTACGCCATGCCACACTCCTTCACCCGCTCACCGACCCCTGAGTCCCTCTCAACACCAACACGCACAAGACGCTTGTACCATGACTCCCACACAGGCACTCCAGCAGTGAGTGACAACCCACACTGTCCAACAGCCGCTGCCCAGACTTTGACCTCTGACTCCTGGTCCCAGCCCACAACACTGACACAGTCCTTGCTCATAGCCACGCGAGGGTCGCGCACCATGCGCCACCCATTCGCGCACTCAACAGGATGGAATTGACAAAATTCCACCTGCTCCAACTCATAGCAAGGATCCTCCCGAGTCAGAGTGAAGCCAGCTCGCAGAAACCAGTGGTCAAGCCCGTCCAGCTTGCTCAAATCAGCCGCCTCACAGAACACCACGCAATCGTCGCCGTTGTTGGCGAGGCGTGCTTTCACACCCCTCTCCTCCAAATAGCGTAACACGAGGCTGCTCATGATGAGACAGTTGCCGAGACTTGTGTTGAGGTCACCACTCATGCGGACGCCGTCTGTAGTGTAGTCAAAGCGTCTGCCCTCGACACGGGCAATGCACCGATTGCGAAGCTGCATGCGCAGCAGCCAGCGAAGGCGCTCACTGCGGAACACGGCATTGTAGACCGAATGCTCCCACTCCAACGCATCACGACTGACGTGCTGGTCGAAGCGTGAAGCATCCAAGCCCACAGCTACCGGCTCGCGGAACTCCCCCCAGTGCTGCGCCAGCAGTTCCCCAACCTGCTGTGCGTTCAATCCCTTCACAACAACCTTGTAGCCGAAAACACGCTCAAATGCGCGGAACAGCTCCTTCTCGAACAATTTGAGGTACCTGCCCACCTCAACATTGTACCGAGGTCCCCTTGGACTGATGAGGCGAGGTGCCGGGTCACCTTTGGAATCAAAGTTGACCTTTTCCGCCTTGAGGAAGGTATCCACCCAGGCATCTTTTGCAGTCAGCCCCCGCTCATTGAGGCTATTGACTGCATTCTCGTAGATCTTGCGCTTGCGCCCATGGTACAGTGACGGGTACTCCGCCAACGGCACCACAGGGGTCGGGGTCGCCTTCCTTACGAGACGCTGGCGAATGCCAGAAAGTTGCCCATAGAAACCAGGCTCAGGGCGTGGAGGCCGGGTCAGCCTCCCATCACGTCGCACGTACAGGACGCGTTCAGTGATGGCTCGCCTCATGTTGATAGCCGAGTTACGATGCACGCCGTAGTTGACTCCAGTCCCAAAGCCAGCCAGGTAGCGCACCGTTCGATCAGGGCCGTTGGCCCGACCTCCCCTATCACACTCTTCCCGCTCCCTGAGATCAGGTACAGCTTCAACCTCAACAGCTGTATCCCGAGCAGGAAATGTGACAGGGCACCCCTACTTGGGTCCACTTGCCATTGCGCGACGGCCCCGCACAGCCGCATCACTGGCGAAGCCAGCTGCATCGACCGCGAAGACTGTCGGCACCAATGCCAACTCCACACCAATGGCAGCGTGCCTCACCCTATCGACATTCCTCATGTCGGGGTAGTTCTCTCTGAGGTAGTTGCGCACAAAATCGCCGACCACCATCCTGTTGGCGTTATTGTAGCGCAGCTCCCCTAGCTTCTCCTTGCACGCCATTGCTGCAGCAAACCCAGGGCGGCTGGTCATGTGACCACCATCGACGCTCGACTCATCGCCGAGGGTGGCACGATCAAACCGCTCCAGTGCGTTAGCATTCACTGTGGCACCTCTGCCCACACAGAGTCTCCATATGCACACCAAGAAACAGGTAACAAGCACAGCGTAGAGGAACATCATGCGCTCGGGTCTGGGAAAATGATACGTCGA